GTTGATGAACGTGTCCACCTCGATCTCGTCCGGCGTGCCTTCCTGGGCGTCGATCGTGACGGCCTCGAGGAGCTTCTGCTCGTACAGTTTCCACATGTTCGCCTGCAGCGTCGGCGAATTGGCCATCGGGTAGGCCAGTTCCGCCGCCAGCCGGGCCGCCACCGCGCTCACCAGGAGCGGATCCATCTCCGCCGGCACGATCCGGGCGATGTAGAGGATTTTCGCCGCCGCCTCGTCGGTCAGGAGCTTCCGGCCCTCGACCTTGTAGCGGATCGACTTCTCCGTCATCTGCAGGACGCGCAGGCAATAGGGTTCCTGGGGCAGGGCGTAGACGTAGGAGAAGCCGAAGGCCGGCGTCTCTGACAACTGGCTAAGGGATGCGCGCCTTACCGCGCAGTTCCACGGATAGACCCGGAGCGTCTCGTCGATGGCCTGCTGCAGGTACACGCTGCACTTGCGAGCCCCCTCGCTGTTCTCCGACAGCGACTGGATCGTCTTGTGACCGATGGACGTTAGTGCCTGGTTGCAAATATCGACCTCAGAAGCCATCTCCCGTCGCTCCCATGTTAAACGTGAAATGCCGGGAGGAGGGGGCCGGGCGACAAGGAGGGGAATTCGCCCGACCCCCGATCCCCGGTTTGCCGCCCATTAATTAGGCGCGGCCTTGAAAATCACGAGCTCGACCTTGCCGGTTGCGGCGCCGACGCCGGTCTTGAGGACCAGGGGCGTGTCGGCCGTGGCCTTGTAGCCCATGCCGGCCTGAGCACACTTGAAGGCCTCGACCGCCGAAGTGCAGACGGTCGCCGCGATGTAGCGGTCATCATCCCCGGAGTCGCCGAGCTGAACCGTGACGCCGGTCCCCAGGGCGGCCGCGTTGAGAAAGGCGCCGAGGAAAACCTCGCCCTTCTTGAGCACGCCCATGTTGACCGTCGTCCCCGCCGCCTCGCCCGTGAAGTCGAATTCGTCGTGCATGGCGCGAACCTTGCCGCCCCACTCGGCCCCGAGCTGGCCTCTCATGCCGGGGGCGAGGCTCTTTGCGTAGTTGCTTCCGTTAGCCATCTTGAAAATCCTCCTGTGTTGCTGTGAGGGGATCCCGGAGGATCCCCGGGTTGGTTGGTTACTCGGTCGCCTGGACCTCGACGACGCCTTTCTCGTCCATGCGGGTCGCACCGATGAACATCCCAACGTAGACCTGCGTCGCATAGTTCTTGTCGGCGCGCTCGCTGACGCGGGTAATGATGTCCGTCCCGATCCCCAGGAGCAGGGAGTTCTTGGAGAACGCCAGGCAGGAGCGGGTCGTCGATACCTTCTGGAGCCGCTCGGAGCGGATGAACTTGAACCCGAGGAACGTGTCGATCTGGCCGGCGGCCAGGGCCTTGACCGTGTTGTAATCGGCCGATTTGATCTCCGTCGTGTTCAGCAGGTTCGTGACCTGCTTCGCGTTGAGAATGAAGAACCGCGGCTCGTCCGGGTCGTTCTCGTAGCTGTCGAGGATCTCTTTCGCCGTGAGGAGCTTCGTCAGGTCGAGGCCCTTCGAGCCGTGAGCGATCTGATGCGTACTCGTCGGGAACGAATAAGTCGTCGTCCCGTCCCGTCCGCCGTAGGCCGTCGCCAGGGCCGCGGCGATGATCGCGTCGTCGATGGCGCGGTTGTGGGCCGCGACGGCGTTGATGACATACTGCGAGGTCGGGTCGGTGATGAGGGCCGCCCGGTCGAAGATCTCGATGAGATCCGCCCAGTCGTAGGCGTCCATCGAAACGCGCCTGCGGACATGCGGCGTGGAGATGAGCGGCGTGTCCGCGTGCCGCTGAGTCCGCTTCTGCGCGGAGGTTGCGTCGATCTGGTCGAAGAACCCGTATTCCCCCCGGACGCTCTCCTCGCGGACGCAGGGGCGGAGACGGGAGGGCTTCTGCTGCTGCAGCAGGACGACGTTGTCGTTGTACTGCTGCACCATTGCGGTGGTGACTTCAAAGGACATGGTCAATCCTCCTTCGCGGTGATCTGTGGTCAATCAAAAGGGTTGTCAGCCTCTTGCGATTGCCCGTTGCCGGATCGCGTCGTAAAAACCGCTTTCCGGATCCACCACGAGGGAAGGATTGCCCGGTTTTTTGGTAGGCCGGCCCCCGGGGCCGGGGAGAGGAGGGGATCTCGCCCGGTTGCCCCGGGAGCCAATGCCGTTTGCCTCTATCGCTGCCCCAAGGCGATCTCGTTCAGACGCATGACCGTATCGAGCGCCTCCTGATGGCGCGGGTGCTTCTTGTCGAGATAGGCCGCATTGAGCGGGTTGTCCTTGTTGTAGAGGATGTCGCGCTTCTTCGCCTCGGCGTCCTTGCCCGTGAGCTCGAAGTCCGCCTTCTCGCCCCGCACGAGCGCATCCTCGCGCATGTTCTGCCCGATCCGCGCCAGCATGGCGACGACGAGCGGGTCGTTGCCGTATCGCTCGGCCATGGCGGCGACCTCCTCCGGCGAGCCGCCGAAGGTCTTGAAGACGCGGTTTGCGAGCTGGATGGCCTCGTCCGCCTTGCCGCCGAAGATCTCCCTGATCTTTTTCTCGCCGTCTTCGTAGGCCCGGTCCATCGCGCCGGCGGCGTTCTGGAACTCCTGCATCACCAGGTCGTTGTAGAACTTGTAGAGCCCCTGGGCCTGCCTCGGCAGGATGCCGAGCTCGTGGCAGACCTTCTTGAACCCCTTCTCGAGTTCCTCGTTGTATGAGAGTCCCTCGGGCAGGGGCGGCCTCTCGAAGGTGTAGCCGTCAGGGCTCTTCGGCCGGCCGAGCTTGTCGAAGACCTGGTTCCAGTACTCCGGCGTGTCGTTCTTGCCCGCCGGCAGGGCGATCTTCTCCGCCCCGATCATGCTTTGGGCTGAGATGTAGCTCTTGACCAGGGACGGGAGATCCCCGATGCTCGCCAGGCTCGGGTCTTGGGCGAGCTCCGCCGGGATCAACTCCTTCCAATTCGCGCCCTGGGAACCCTGGGCGCCTTGCCCATCGTTTCCCGGATTGCCCGCGTTTCCGGATCCGTTCATACGTTCAGAACCTCCTTGATCGGATTTTTATAATCATCCCGGATCATGCCCAGGATGTAGAGCACGACGTTTCTGCCGCCCTCGTTGAAGACGGCCTCCGTTGCATCGCCCCGGTAGGTGGGACCGACGAAGCAGAACCGGTTCGCGAGGTCGTCGAGGATCATCTTTCCCTGGTCCGTGCCGAAGAATTGCTGGTAGGCTGCCCGGAGCTGCTTTTCCCGGCGCTCCTCGTCCTTCTCGTCTATCCCTCCCCGGTGCGTGAACACCCGGACGAACCGGTCAAGCATTTCCGGAAACCCCCTGCATGATCATGTCGAGCACCGAGCCCTGCTCCACCTTCTTCTCCAGCGGCACGGCCCCGGCGACCTTCTCCATTCCCGCCTCGAGCCTCGCCTTTTCCTCGGCGGCCGCCCGCTGCTGCCGCAGGTCGTCGCGCTCCCTCTCGGGCCGGATGAACTCCTCCGGCACGCCGTGGCGCCTGGATATCCCGACGGCGGCCTTGTCAAGGTCGAAGTTGTCCATGACGTCGGGCTTCGCGGCGGCCACCTGGGCGGCGAAGGCGAGCCCCTTCTCAACGGCCCGGACCTCGAAGATCCTCATGGCCATCGCCAGCTTGCTGATGTATTCCACTTCCAGGCCGGCGCCCACGAGCACCCGGGGGACAGGATCGATATAGCCGGCGCGGTACATGATCCAGAAAACCCGGGAAAGAAGCGGGTCGTATAGTTCGCTCTGCAATCTGCCGAGCGCCGGCCCCAGCAGCGTCAGCTTCTCTTCCGCACGCTCGAGAACCTCGGTCGCCGTCATCTGCCGCGGGGCCGCGGCCAGCATGGTGAAAAGATCGACGAAGAAGTTGCTCTCGATCGCCCGCCGGCGCTGCTCCTCATACTCGAGGTTGATCCGGATCTTGTCGGGCACATAGAGAGGCTTCGGTTCCGCCCCCGGCTTGTAGTAGTTGATCCCGCCGGGGGTAAGCCGCATCGGCGTAAGGGCCATCTCGTGCGGGGCCACGAGCGGCGGATCCGCGATCTTCTGCATGGCCTTGATGTCTGTCTTCGACATCTCGTTGAGCATCTTCACGTCAGCCAGGGCGTCCATGCCGGGGCTGCGGCCGTATTCCTCCTCGGAGTCCTTCGTCCAGCGCGGCACCATGTAGGGCATCTCGTGGTAGCCGCTCTCGCTCAACACGTTCTTGCCCTCGCGCTCGACGTAGAACGACGCGAAGGGCAGGTTCCGGCTGCCGGCCTTGGGCCTGAGCGTCCCGTGACGCCGGTCGAAGAA